TGCCCTATACCAGTGCCTTTTATTCCAGAAACCGCCATAATAAGCTCCTTATGCGGATGTCATACCAGAGCCTTGTAACGCTGTATATGCGCCAATACCCTGCAAGAATGGATTAGAAGAAGGCTCGGTCGAACTCTTGAATATAGAAGAAAGGCTTCCTGATGGCGTGCCTTTCAGCAATGAGCTTCCAAGCTCCAGTCTTGTATATGGCTCCATAAGCTGCTGCATTTGGTTTTGACGCGCCGCATCCAATTGAGCCTGCGACTGCACCTGACCAATTTCACCAAGCTGAGATAGCATACCAATGTCAGCACGCCCTAGTTCGGACTGTAAGCGCCCTACATCAGCGATAGTGCCTGCGGCCTGCCCTAACCCACCATACATCTGAGCGGCCTTCTGTGAGGCGTCTACAGCTTGTTTGAAGCCAGAAGAAAGGTACTTACCAATCTCTCCTAGCCTGCGGCCTTCTTGTTCGGCGCTCTGAATGCCTGCACGAGAACCACCAAATGCACCAGAGCCAATTGATTGAGCAGATAGCTTTTGCTGACCAATCGCCGCCTGACGATTAATTTCATTAATGACTTCCTGCTTGTAGGGGTCCATGTAAGCCTGAATACCCTTGGACGGGTCAAGCATACCCAAGCCCTGTGCAATACCAGATGTAGCAAGCTGTCCTGCGGTCTGAACCATAGGCTGGAACATACCAAACTGCTGTTGAGCTTGCTGTGCCGCTTGCTGTTGCATCGGGTCAAGAGCAGCGACCTGATACTGAGGAAGATTTAAAGGGGTATCTAAAAGACCAGGAGATGTTTGTGTCGCACCATTAAATTGACCAAAAGCCGTTCCAAGAACGCGCTTTTCAAGTCCCTCAAGATAGGGCGCTAGTCTTTGTACCTGTTCTACGGTTTGAGTAGCCATTATGCCATCCTCTCAAAATCATCCATCATACCATACATCTTCTGGATGCCTTTACGCAAATCACCGCCACCAGCGCCCTTTACTGCGTCACGGGTCATTACAAATTCACCAGCCATTAACATAGCTGGTACGTCATCTTTTCTTCCTGAACCCTCGGAGGGGTCGATACCGCCATTGCGGCGAGGGAAGTAAGCCTCACCGCCATCTGCGTAGTTAATCCCGCCTAGCTGGCCTCCTGGCCCTCCAGCCCCAAATGGACGTTGCTGGAATGAGCCTTGAGTGACTTCATCTTCTTCGTCACCAGCTAATAATTGCGCTACAAGCCCTGCCGCTAAACCTTCCCCAAGTTGGCTATTTAGTAGCTTAAACAATAAGTTACCCTCATCTTCTCCAGCGATACCTAAAGACTTTAATAAGCCGCCAGACATAGTGCCATCACCTTTTGCTAAAGGAGCGGTACCTTTAAATGCACCAAAACCTGCCCCGCCTGCAGCTGTGCCCATCTTGTCTTTTATAATTTGTTCGGTAGCTTTATCGCCAGTCGCCCCGCCAAATGCAGATAAGTCGAACTTTTGTTCGGGTGCTACTGCTTGACCAGCGCCTCCTGAAAGATAACCCAAGCCACCGCCCAGAGCGGCAGAAAGCAAGGCATCCTTTGGCTTTCCGCCCAGAGCCATACTGCCGATGCCAGAAACCAGAGCCTTCTGTAGCATTGGGTTCATGCCTGGTAGCAAAGCCTGACCAATGCCAGGAGCAAATGCGCTAAGTGCAACTGGCGCTGCTGTCTTGATTAAATCTTTTAAATTAAATCCCATTATGCCACCTTTACAGTACCACTATCATTATACAGCGCTCCCGTCTCAAGTCCAGTAGCGGATGTAGGCAGGTCTGTTAATGTTATTTTAGTTCCCCGCAACTCGCCAGGGTTTCGTTCCTGCTCAATAAAAGTCTGTAATGAACGCACCAAATCCGCCATGTACTGCTGTGTGTACTCTATCGGCGGTTCTGGAAGCCTTGGTGGTGCAACCTGATTACTAGACATTATCTTCTACCATCCTGTCTTATGTCGGCACGGGGACTGCCCAGCTTCCATTTAGACCCTAATGCACTTGATTCTACACGAATTGCAAAGGAACGTCCACGAATCCGTAGGTCTAATTGGTTTGTAAACTCTTCAACAGGGGTAGTTTGTGTGCGTGTTGTAGTGCCAGTTGCAGTACTGCCGAAGTCTTCACCCGGAAAGTTCCTTGCCTTGATAGTAAAATCAGCCTGTGGAGAGCTTAGTGCTGTCGAACCATTAAAGGTTAAATCAGGAATAATCCTACGGATATAGGTAAAGTGGTCGCCGTCACCAATGTCAATCGGTGCGGACTCGATGAACGAATCCATAGCTACGCCGTCATCATCATACCCAAACTCGTGGTTGTAAATATACCCATCCGCTACAGCTATGGGGAAGGTTCGGGTACCGCGGTCCAACCACGCAGTTCTTTCTAGCGTACCGAAATACCACACCTTCTCAGCGTAATTGTATGTAACATAGCGGTCATTGTCACTTGAACTGGCTGACGGATAGAACCATGTCACTTCGCTGAATTCCGAGTTAATCCCAGCTACAACCTTGTCACGCTCACTGACATTAAAGTCCAAGAACACCTTATCCTTTACCGTGCATGGCAGGGTCTGTGTCTGACCAGCATATACATAGAAGGTATCAATGCCCATCCAGAACACAAAGTCCTCTGTGGATACGGCAGCGTTCGGACTCATAATGGTAATGTTGCTCGATAACTGCTGAAGTCCAAAGGTGAACGGCGGTCCTATGAACCGCATAGAAGTCAGCGCAGTATCTGTCCAGATTAGAATCTCACGCTTTGTTTCCACGGCCTGTACGAAGGTAGAACCAGCACCCAAGCGCAAATCACCAGCAGTATTCGCAGAAGTTGGATACCATTCTGTCGGGTTCTCTTGGTCAGAAAAACGGATAAGTAGCGGGTCTTGCACACCATTACCGTCTGTAGCACTAGAAGAGGTGTTTAACTCATCCGCGCCAAAGGCAATAACATGGCGGTCACGGTCAGAAACAAGTATCTGCTTACAGATAGTAGGTACGCTGGTCTTTGTGCCAGCTATTGTGTTTAGCTCCACCGCTCTGGTAGACAGGTTATTGGTTTTGTCCCAATAATAAATCTTGTCATCGCGGGGGTTGATAAGCAAGTCTTCGCCAAAGTTATCGTGCGACCACAGACGAATCTGGCTAGTCGTTGTCAAACCGCCAGACGCTGCTTGTCCCCAGCCGGAGTAATCATCAGCAGGGTTAGCGTTACCAAGAGCCAGATAAACAGCCGTACCGTCAGCGTGTGTGGTAGCTGTAGTGCCAGAATAGCCTCTGGTACATGAGGTCAAATCGTTGCTTGACACACCGCCAACAAGAACAAGCTCGTTGTTGATTAGCACTACATCGCCTGCAATAATACCAGTTGCGCTGGTCACTGTAATAGTAGTGTCAATCGCGGTCAGCGTTGCGCCTTCATTCAACGTAGTTTGAAGCGCACCTGTAGTTACACCCGACCACAAGCCAGCACCCCAGCCTGTACCGCCAACCGTGGTGTTCAAGCCCACATTTATTTGATATTCGCCCACGGTATTGTTAGTACCGCCCGTCCCGCCTGCGGGTGAGGAACCATCGCCTGTGTCAGAAGAATTAGCGGCGATAGAAGTAGTTATCTCATAGGTATCGGCGTCAATAACACGAGAGATTTGATATTCTTGGTCTAGCACAGCGGCTGTAATGTTACCGCCAAGACTGGTAGAACCAGAGAAAGTTACATAATCAAACTGTGCCGCGCCGTGTCCTACATCTGTCACGGTGATAGTTGTAGAACCGTCAACGGCGGCGAAGGTTACATCCCCTGCGGCGGTTGTAGCACGAATAGGGGTGATGTCGTTAAGATTGCCACCCTCTTCAATATAGTATTTTAGATGAGAGCCTATGCCCAGATAGTTAGAACCATCTAGCGCAATCCAGTTATGCAGAGCACGGGCAGAGCCGACATAGCTGTCAGTAGTGTATTTCTCCCAGCCGCCCATCTTCTCAGGAAAGCCAAAGCGGAAGCGCACCTTGTCACAGTCAGACCAGCCACCTTCATTTGAATATGAAGTAACCTCTCTGTTTATGCCGGGCTTAAACTGTAATTTGGTTAATGGCATATGACCTATCCCCTTTAGACAATAGGCTGTGTGTATGTCGTGGTGCCAATCATGTAGGTTCCTGTGTTTGTTTTACCCGGAGAGCCAGTGGGACCCCACGCAGAGAACCGATACCAACGGTGGTTTGAGTTTCTGCTGTCGGTAACTAAAGACACATTTGTATATGCATATAAATTGTAAGTGTTGTTTAATCCAGTAGAACCTGACGGTATAGAACCGTCTGCGTTGAAACCAATTGTGTATTGGCGAAGTCCACCGCTGCTACCGTTTGCGATACCATTCCATTGAAAAACTGTGTCAGGTGTGGCAGTCTCATCGGTTCCCCCATAGAGGGAAAATATATTAGAGAAGGAACCAATATCTTCGTTCCAACTTATGGATATACTAATAGACGTAACAAATCCTGTACCAGCGCGAAACACTGGAGAATATATTCTCTGGCTATTATCGCTAGTAGAGGAACCAGTAAAATCAGTTATGCTAAAAACGCCATGACGATAATAAGTGCCGCCACCATAATATTCATTTCGTATGTAAAGATTGCGTGAAGTTGTGTCCACTGCACCGTACATATCAGAAAAGCTAATTTCACCGCTTGTTGGAATAGCTGTGTTGATTATATTGTCTTCTACATATGAGCCGCTTTTGTAGAACGAACTAAGGCTGGCTGGCGCACCACTAAAGGAAGCCTGCATGTCGCTCATACTAATAGCACCAGAGCTGGGTAATGCTGCCATGATTAAATAGTCCCAAAGGCTGTTAGGTCATCCGCAGAAACAATCTCACCAGTTGTTTTTATTTTCGCTACATCTGTCCCGTTATAATCAAACACCAGTTCGTTGCTAATTACGCTTATCGTCCAATCACCTAATGTAAAGGTGTTACCGCTAATTGGAACAGTAGAAAAGGTGAGATTTCCAGAACCGTCTGTCTGAAGGTACTGCCCGTTTGTGCCATCTGTCTGTGGGTAAGACAGTCCATCCAATACAACAGAACCTGTTCCGTCAGGTGTTATGTTGATGTCTTGGTTAGACACAGACACAATACTATAAGTCTGGACATCCAAATTGCCGCCAAGCTGCGGGGTTGTGTCGTTCACAAGGTCAGTGGGGGCAGCAAGAGTGTTGGTAAAGTCTGTAACCTGTGCACCCGCACCTGCGCCATCTGCGTAAATAATTGCAGTGTCGCCATTGTTCACTGTAGCATTGCCGCCTGAACCTTGCGTAAAGATAGCTTGCTGACCAGAATTGTTTTGCACAAAATACAGCTTCTCTTGGTCATTGGGGCTGATGGTAATAGTGTTCGCACCTGTTGGCGTACCGCCTAAAACCAACACTTTGTAATGCCCGTCAGAAAGCTGCCCGTCTGTAGTGGTCAGGGTGTGGGTCGTGCCTGTCAGCGTAATAGCACCAACGCCGCCAGTGACGCGGTCAATAATATCAAAGTTGCTGTTTACAGTCGCACCCCAAGCACCAGCCTGTTCACCCGAACCTGGCTTTTGTATGCCTGAGTTTGAAGTATATGTACTTGCCATTTAGACCACCTTCTCAATCCACTGCTCTATTGTACCACCAGCGTTGATTTGTGTCCATGTATCACCGCTATGTGTAATAGGCGTCCAGTTTTCTACGCCGCCTGTTGAGGCGTTTATGTTTACCCAAAGCAGTTCGCCAAAAGTGCTCTGTACGAATAGATGCACCATATCAGATTCTGCCGGAACAATTAAGCCACCTAATGCAGATTGGTCGAATTGCGAAATCTGCGTTGAGCTGGCACTGAAGATAACACTAAGAGTGGTATCACCTTGCTCGAAGCTGGCATCCATTTCGGACACACCGCTAGAAACAGCGTTAGCAAGTGCAGACTGTATGGTTGTAAAGTCCTGTTCTGATACCCCGCCTAGAACCGCTACGCTGTCAGAGACTTGTGTAAAGCTGAAGTCCTGCTCTGACACACCCTTTAATATAGCTTGAGGCGTTGTGGTCTGTGTGCTGTTGATTACCTGTGCAGATATGCCTGTAGCAAAGCGGGTAAGGTCAGAGCTTAGTACAAAGTCCGTAGAGCTTTCGACAAGCCCCACAAGAATACCAACGCCGATAGAAGTCTTAATAGCAATAGCAGACATCTCTGCCGCGCCGTCCGCCACCAACGTAGCGGTGTTTACTGCCTGAAAGTTTGCATCAGCCGTAGACGCGCCGAACGCAATAATACCATGCGCCGCGATTGCTCTTTCAGATAATGCAAATTCACCGAACATTAGCCTGCAATTTCCATGAGTGTCATAATTTGTGATGAGCCGCCATTAGTTGTTCCCCAGCCATGATAAACATAGTTAGACCCAGTATGACTTTTAAACCTAAGTGTGTAAGTGGTTGCAGAGGTGGTAGAGGGACTGTCTAAAAAATTAAATGACACTTGTTGCCACAGACCCTCTTTTTGATTTGCTGCAAAAATTTGACCCGTTCCTAAATCTCCAGCAGAACCGCCACTTATACTTCTGTTTAAGCCATACAATCCTATGTCACCAGTAGAAGAAGTGTAAGATTGAGTTGAAACTATTATCAATATTTTGCTTGAAGTTGAAGAAGGTGTAATGGTTGCCGTCAAGCTAGTATTTTGAAAGGATGTGCTGTTTGTAGTTTCTTGTGTGTTTGTCAAATGTTGTTGAACCACCTGCAACACAGAACCAGTAGGCAAATCACTTCCAGCAAGAGACAGCTTTGAAGAAGGAACGGTAGTGCTTGTTCCCATCAAGTCAGCAAGTATTCTAGCGTTGCTCATAGCTTACTCCGGCTTATCAGGCCACACTACATCGTCAAGGGATGTGTAGCTGTCGGTGATGTCGCGCAGTGCCTGACGATAGGCGGTACGTTCTGCGGACATAGTAAGGTCGGA